TGAAGGATGGTATCTATTACAACATTTCAAATGAGGACTATCACAAGGATGAAGCGATAGGTTCAACATCAGTCAAGGCCATCAGTGTTAGCCCAGCAAACCTTTATTTTAATCCATTTAAAGGAAGTAAATCAGCGCAAATTGGAACAGCAATTCATGCGGCACTGCTAGAACCTGATGTATTTGAAAGGGATTTTATACTAAGGCCAGATATTACAGATAGAAGAACAAAGGAGTATGTATCACTAAAACAAGTCTACCATCCAGACAATATTTTTATAAACGAAGAGGTGGAAACAATAACAAGGATGGTTGAGTCGGCAAGGATGAATACCGACTTTATGGACTACATGGAAACAAAAGGGAATTCAGAAGTATCGATGTTTGCTACATGCCCAATAACTGGATTAAGACTGAAATGCCGATTTGATAGATTATCTGACTCTCTACCCTACCCGCTTGATGTAAAGAGTTGCATGGATGCAACAGAGCGAGGCTTTAGTCAGGCGTTTGGTAAATATCGATACCATATTCAAGCGGCCTTTTATCTGTACGTTTTAAAGCTAACTACAGGGATGGAGTTAGACCAGTTTTGCTTCTTTGCACTTCAAAATAAACCACCTTATACCAACTGTATGTATTTCATCGGCACGGAATCGCTGGAACTTGGCTATAAGCATATGCACGAAGCATTACGCAAAATTAAAGAATGCATTGATGACGAAGCGCTACGAACTGAAGGAATAGTTCTTCCACCGAGCGAAATCAATATTCCCAATTACTTATTCGATGATGAATATTTAGATGATGAGGTATTTCTCTAATGGACTTATCACGCACAATCATCCCAAAGTCAGATCAGATTAACTTTGAAGATGTTCAAACCACACCAATTACAGCTGTTATTAAATCCGTTCGCGAAGGTACGAGAGAACAGCCTGTTTTTATCGACTTAGTAGGTTATGACGGCAGGCCATACAAACCATCTAAATCTATGCGAAGGGTTCTTATTGGTGGATGGGGGAATAACGGCCATGACTGGGTTGGAAAATCTTTAACGATAATTGGCGATCCATCAGTTAAATTTGGTGGCGTAGCTGTTGGCGGTATAAAAGTTTATGCAATGAGTGATATTGAGTCTGATTTTTCAATGATGCTGTCTGTTTCAAGAGGTAAGCGCTCAGAGCATAGAGTTAAAAAACTACTGACAAACCAAATGATGCTTGCCGATTTCACATCAAAATTAAACGAGATGTCGCCAGAACATTTCGAAAAATCATATCAGTGGCTTAAAAATAAATTTTCAGGAGATGATGAAAATCTTGAGAAGCTAGAGGTTGTTTACAAGAGCCATAAATCAGATATGGAGAACACATAATGGCAAGTAAAGGCGTAAACAAAGTTATTCTCATCGGCCACTTGGGGCAGGACCCAGAAATCCGTTATATGCCATCAGGTGGCGCAGTAGCAAATCTCACACTAGCCACATCGGAATCGTGGCGTGATAAACAAACCGGTGAGATGAAAGAAAAAACCGAGTGGCATCGAGTATGCATCTTCGGCAAATTAGCAGAAATTGCAGGTGAGTATCTGCGTAAAGGTTCACAAGTGTATATCGAAGGTTCTCTGCAAACCAGAAAATGGACAGACCAGAACGGACAAGACCGATACACAACGGAAGTGGTAGTTAATGTCGGCGGAACAATGCAGATGTTAGGTGGTAACGGTGGTAATCAGGCAGGAAGCCAGAAGCCACAGCAGAATCAAGGATGGAGCCAACCTCAGCAATCAGCACATCAACCGCAAGCACCGCAAGCACCGCAAGCACCGCAACAACAACCTAAACAACAAACACCACAAAGTGAACCTCCGATGGATTTCGATGACGACATCCCCTTTGCCCCTATCGGACTCCCCTACCCACGCCACGCTATTTATGTGATTTAACCAAAGGATATATTTGCAAGGATGCAAACAGGAGATAGATATGAAAGGAAAACAGTATCAATGCCATGAATGCCGAGATGAAACAAAAATAATCCAATCTTATGATCAGACGTCAAATACATACGGTTTCATAATTCAATGCCTTAATTGTGGATATGAGGCTGGTCTATTCGACACCATTGAAGATGCGGAGATAGTGATTAAGTGTAACTCGCAGGGATGCAATAAGAGAAATGAATATGAAGGTTGAACAATCTCAAGTTACTAAGTTAGTAATAATAGATGTTGAGCGACACGACCCTATCCATGTTTACCTTGAGGACTACGGCGATAATCAAAACGGCCGTGTCACAATTAGCGAAAGCGGTTGTTCATGGTCTTGCTTTTGGGGCTCGATGGGTAGCTCACTAGTTGAGTTTATTCAGAGTATTAACAATCACTACTGGATAGGCAAGTTAGATTCTAGTTTAATCTCTGAGATAGACGCTGATAACGATGCAAATGCTGAATACGCTAAAAAGCAAGTTATCGAACTGCGCAAAGATGATGAAATAAATAAACACGAAGCAAGGGAGTATTGGGATTTAATCGAATCATCAGATGATGTTAAAGATGAATGTTGCAATAGTTTTTTAGGCGGCAAGTTGCTTCGCTTGTTTGGTGATGATGCTTGGTATAACGATTGGCCCACAATTCCTAACCCTCAATATCTAAGAATGGAATCACGATTAAACGCTGTTCGTGAGGCATTAAAGCAAATAAAGGTGGAGTGATGAAATTAACAGAACGTCAAATCAGCACATTAAAAAATATATATAAAGGATTAGGCCGGCTATGCAATAAAAGAAGCCTTTCTTCGCTTGAAAAGAAGGGGTTAGCTAAACAAAGCATAATTGGGTGGTATTTAACTAGTTTAGGTATTGAAGAATTAAATAAGGTGGAGTGATGGATAAGTCAAGACAGAAGTTTGAAGAGTGGCGCAGTAAGAATAAATCATCAACGATAAATCTATTCGATGTATGGCAAGCGTCACGCGAGAGCCTAGTTAATAGCTTACCAGAAAGCATTAATTGCCCTACCGCACCAGAATTAATATGGCTACAAGTCGACCCTGAACCAGAAGAGGAAAATAAACCTGTATATCCAGTTACAGTTAACTTATATAGTGATGATGTAACTTGGTGTGCAGATAGAGTTCATTCAACTGACACATTATATATTCGTGCTGATTTAATTCAAAAGTAAACAACCATGCAAATAATCGGATATGTATTACTCGTGCTAATACAGGGTTCTACTGTACCTGTGACGGAAGATATATATACGCAATCGGAATGCAATAAACGTACTGAATATTTAATGTCAGTGAGAAATGTTGATGTTGTTTGTGGTGAGGTATGGAATGAAAGATAAATATTATTTGGGATTACAAGGCTACGAAGAAGAAGGTTTTGAAATTGAGCCGACAATAAAAGATAAATTTAATTTAAAATCTCCATCGTGGGATATATCAATAACAAAGCAGGACTTAGTTAATATTAAGCTCATGATAGAGGAGATATTAGAAAGTGAATAAATACACCGAACTATCTGATTTCGAGATTAATTTATTAGTAGTTCAATCTGTTTTACCTGAAACGCAATACGATGTAATTAAACAAACAATGGATATTATCCAATTCCTTGTTGATGGCTCGTTTGGTTATCGCTTTTTCGACCCATGCAACAACCCTAATGACGCAATGCCTATTATCAAAGATAGCCTCATATCTATAACTCATGATGGAATAGCGTGGGACGTTAGCTGTGCTAAATACCCAGAGTTAAGCGTGTGGAATGGGTTGGAAAACTACAACGATAATTTTTATCGCAAGGCTATGGAATTATTTCTACTAATGAAGGATGCGGAGAATGAAGACTGACTACGGAGGTAGCCATACGCCAAAGGAATTGCGTGATAGATGGCAAACTCCCCTACCTTTATTCACAGCATTAGACGCTGAATTCGGTTTTTATTTAGATGCCGCTGCCGATAAAAATAATGCTCTCTGTTCTCATTACCTCACTGAAAAAGACGACTCGTTAAATTGCGATTGGGAAAGTTACGGGGCTATTTGGGTGAATCCGCCCTATTCAGATATTCAGCCATGGGTAAATAAAGCCGCTGAGCAATGTAGAAAGCAATTACAGCCTATTGTTATGTTAGTTCCTTCTGATACTTCTGTGGGTTGGTATGAATCAGCATTAGAAACAGTTGATGAAGTAAGATTAATTACGGGAGGTCGAATATCTTTTATTAATGCAGAAACAAAAAAGCCAGTTAGCGGAAATAATAAAGGTTCTATGTTTTTAATATGGCGACCTTATATAACTCCTCGCAGAATAATCAATACTGTAAATAGAAATTATTTATTAAATATCGG